CTTGAGGAACCCTCGGCCTGCAATCATTTCCATGACTGCATCGGACTTTCCGTTCTTGTCAACGTGGTCCATATCGAGCATGTCTCGACCGGGCTTCTGTGCAACGTACACCGGCTTGTTGGTAGCTACTGCCTTAGCGTCCACTTTGGCTGCTGTAGCTGTCTTTTCTGCCTTAGCTGATACGCGGCCCGCTGCTGCCCCGCCTTTAGCGTACCCGGGGTACATCTTCTGTACGACCCCACGTACGAGGTCTTCTGAAATAGAATCCACCTTCGCTTTGTGGTACTCCTCGATCTTAGCGCGATCAGGAGTCTTTGCGCCCCACATGGCCTTCATCTGCGCCTGATAAGCGCTGTCGGCCTTGAGGGTTTCGTACAGAGTAGCCTTGATGGTGTTGCCCAGAGGCATCAGGTTTTCACGCCCGAAGCCTTTGAAGAACGGCATATTCAAGTAAGAGCCTAGTGATGCACCGAGGGTCTTGTTGTTGACACTCTCGCAACTCTTGGCAACGCTGTTCTTGAATTCTGTCGTCTGGTTGGTCTTGAATTCTTCTTGCTGTTTAAAGAAAGCTGCTCGTTCCTCATCGAGCTGCTTGCGCTCGGGGGATACGACGTTCTCCTTAGCCTTCTTGTTCTCGGCTGAAAGTTTGTCATACCAACCCTTGATGTCTAATGCAGCTTCTTTAGCCGCAGCAACTGCCTTGGCTGGGTCTGGATCATTCAACGACTTCACTAGGTAATTCAGTGCTCCCGGCAGATTAGCTGAGTCCAGACCTGCCACGAAATGTGGAGCAAAAGCCGCCTTATATCCGGCTTCATCGTTGGCCTTCACTGCATCCAAGAAGGCAGGGGCTAATTTTCCCCATGCATCATTCTTGCCTTGTGCCTTCAGGTCTGCTTCGATATCCTTGATCAACTGAGGATCACCAGCGTACAACTTGCCGTCACTGGCTTCCGCATTGGCCTTCACATTTGAAAGCGATTCTAGCCCTTCGTGCCCGCCAACGAGGTCCATGAATTCTTTGGCTGCTTTGATCTCATTGACGCCACCAGGGAAAATTGCCTTGGTTGCTTCCCATCTTTCATAGCTACCATGAAGTTGAGCGGACATTTTTGCCGCTTCTGGAGAAGACTTCTTGAAGGCAGACAATGCTTTTCGTACGTCTTGCGGAGTCTTTTCTCCAAACTCTTTACCATCATCCTCTGCTTTATCGGCTTCGGTCTTCTCAACAGGTTGTCCAGAACTATCATACTGAGTCTTCTGATCTTTTTTGGGTGCATCTGTCGGTACTTCGACTGCTGGTGTCTCCGCTGCTGGCGTTTCTACCGTTGGGGTTTCTGTAATTTCTGAGGTCACTACCGAAGCGTCTGCTGAGGCTGTGGCTGCTAAATCTACACCTGTAAAATCTAAAACTCCTGCTTCATCTGACATGAGTCACTTCTCCTTGAGTCTTTTTCTCTGAGCCTAACGCAGCAACAACCTGTGCTTCCAGTTGTAGAGCTACGTGCACTGCATCCTCCCGTACGTGGCCGCTCGTGTAAAGAGTCGCGGCTGCTTGGAGGAGTCTTGCTATTCTTGCTTCTGATTGATGCTCCCAGACTTGAAGTCTGGGATTCTTAGACTAGACAGTCATTCATTACTAACTCCCTAACTACTCAGTTCTGCTTTCTTCTCTGAGCCAAAAAGAACCTCTGTGGTATATTTTCCTGAATCATCTACATAGACAGCCATAGTACCTCCCGGCTGCACTGATGTCTCTGAGGATTCTGGTCTTCCTACTTTGTCTCCAGCGATTAAAGATTCTAATGTTACAATGTTGGAATTGTGACTTATGAAAACCGTCAATTTATCTTTCTTCAATTCTTTGTCAAAGTATTCAAATGTGCGGTCTTCTAAATCCACTAAAGGCTCTCCATCAGGAATGGTCAACTTTGGATTGTCCACATAAAGTTCAAGAATTGGTCCGTAATCGTCTCTGTCTTTTCCCGAAAGAAATCCAAGATTCCAACTTATAAGAGCCCTATCTTGCTCTACATCTAACCCAAATTCTTCTGCAAATGCATCTGCTGTTTGCACTGCCCTGAGCATAGGAGAGGAGACTATACGTTCCGGGCTTATCCCTTCGTTCCTTAGATTTTCTGCAGCATCCTGAGCTTGTTGCTCTCCTTGTTCATCTAAGGGAGGGTCCATTCGCGCACGGAAGGAATTACTTTCATTCAAAATTGTACTTCCATGCCTTTGTACGAGACAAACCAATTTCTTACCTTTTTCTTGGGCCACGTTTTCCTCTCATCTTGGCTTTTGATTCCTCTGTATGTCTAAAACCCTCATGTGCTTTACTCATCTTTAGACGAGTCTCTTCAGAGGCTTTTGCCGGTGTAGTGTCCCAATTTCCTGTGGCTATTTCGTTGTCGCTTAACAATCTGCCATTTACAGGGTTTCTTGGTCTTGGGTTCTTCTTAAGATGCTCGGAATTCTTAGGGTTTGGTTTCCCCGTAAACGCATCTCTCATTTTTTGTATAGCTTTTTCTGAAAGTCTACGTCCAAATTGGCCTTCTCCACCGTCTGTTAAGTTGTGCCCATTTGGTGCTTTGGTACTCAGTAGTGCAATGTAGAACATCTCCACGAAATCCATCTCTTCTTTGGTTTCACATTCGTGAAGTATGACACGAGAAAAGTTTTCTGCACCATACTTTCTTATGGATTTGTAGATTAGAAACTTAATACCTAAATCTGCATTTTCTAGATGCTTTTCCCATCTCTTTTCTACAGTTTTTGTAGTTTGACCTACATACTGCTTTCCATTCACTTTATTGGTAATCAAATAAACTATCATCTTTACCTCCCGAAAGGTCGCGCAGGGGAAGTTTCGGGCTTCCCCATACGCTAGCCCAGACTGATCAAGGTCTGAGATTTCTTATCTCCGAAGCTGTCTCGGAGGTACTTCTAATTGTTGCTTACCGTGATCCGCTAATGCAGCGGGTATAGCTTTTTTCTGTACTGCGGTGTTCAACTGCTCTGCGTTGTGCTGTTGGAAATCAGCTGGGCTCGCGTTTATTTGCATCTTTGCGAGAGCTTGTATAGCAACGGGTGTAGGCATCTTGCTTATGTCCAAACTGATGCTTTCAGAAGGCGGTTTATTTGGAGGAGCATTTGCAAGTGCTATCTTCTTTGCCATAGCTAAATGTTCACTCCAATGAAGATGCAGATTTTGAAATGCTGCACGCTGCTCGGGAGGTCCATACTTAAAACCCTGACCTTCACTGCTTGTTATCCAATCAAAACAAGCACCAGCTTCCACTGCGTGATTTTCGCTTTCATCCTGCGCAACAGGTAGAGTACTCACTTGTGGAGGCATAGCCTGCATCTGCTTCTGCAACTGCTGCACCATAGCCATGCTTTCTGGCGGTACAGGTTGCATCTGCTTTTGTGCAAGTTGCATCTGTTCTGCAGCTTTCATCAGTACTTGTTGTATCTGCAGCACAGCCGGGTTGGGCATTGGTCCTGACCTCAATAGCAACTCCATCTCCCCCTTCTGTTTAGTGATTGAGTCCGCGCCGGGGACTTTGAATTTCTTCAGACGTATTCCACTTTGCAGTATAGGCAAATTCGACGGCGAGAACAACCACTGTCTAATTGCTTCATTCTGCGTACTTGCGTCAATCATCTTGATCAACTTCGCTTCCTTCTGATTCCAAGACTCGGGGAATGCTGGGTTGGCCTCGGGGAAGCATAGAACCTTACCGGCGAGGTTGGAGGTGTTGACTGTAACCTTTCCTCTACCCGGTAGTGTCTGTGAAATTTTCTTTCCATCTCTACAGTCTGCCGCGCAACCTACTGCTTGACGCGCGCATTCTGCAAACATGTCTTGAATGTTGTTCCATGGGCACCCTATACGTTGGAGTGCCTGATCCATCTGGATTACCGCGTTACCTACCGTATTCTCACCAGTCGCCGCCCCAAACAAACTTGGGAGTGCACCAGTGATCTCTTCTGAAAGAGTGGTGATGAACCATTTGATAAAATCGCCCAGAGCATTTTGCGGCTGCGGGGTAGGCTCGACCATGATGTATTGATCCATGGTAGTAAGCCCGGGCTGAGGTTGAAAGGGACCGATGCTGCCGGGAACATTATTCTGTTTTTGTATGGCGTCCATGTTGAATGCTTCGGCATTCATCCACTTCTTTGGCACCGTATTCTTGAAGAAACTGTCTTGGAGGTCAACCCAATCGTTGATCCTCTTTTGGATGGAGATCAGAGACGTTCCGAGAGCGCGCCGGTTCTGGCCTTTGCCTGAGAATGGGTGACCTATTGCTAGGTGAGCATCCATACTCTCGTTCTTCGAGTATGCGTAGTTCGCTCCTGCTTTAACGAGTAGGCACCCGTTGGGGAACGCTTCCAAAAGTTCAGCACGAACCTGATCATTCACCTTTTCGTCCATGAACATTGACGGACGAAACCACGTATGCGATACGACCGTGTGTCTCTGTAAAGAGTCACCAGTCACGTAAGCGCCGAGGACGGCCTGCCTCGTGTTTTCACGAGCAATTCTGTCCAATTCTGTCTCTGTGTTGTTATCTGAACCCGGCTTGATCTTATCGGCAATCCACGGGTATTTCGCTTTAACAATCGCTACGTCAAGGTCTTCGTACAACTTCACAAACTGCATGTCCTTGATGAAGTCCACAGCAATTGGAACTTTGTGATCCAACTTTCCGTGGAGCGTAGTGACTTCCCTACCACGAGATTTCTTTATGGGCTCTGCTGGAGGAACGATGTATTCTTCGGTCTCTTCAGGGACCGCTCCCTCTTCGTCTTCGTCTCCCAAGGGCGATTCTGTCTGCTCACGAAACTCCTCCAGACCTTCTTGGCCTGTAGGTGTATCCTCGGGCGGATTCAGTATGTCCTCTGCTGTGACTGGGGCATTGTCGTCTTCGTCTCCACCTTCAAAACCGTAGAGCTGACCGTTCAATTCATAGCGAGTCCAAGCAAGTACTCGATCTTCGTTCCACATGATGCGTGCGCAATCTACGAGCAACGCATGAAGGTTGTTATTTCGTGCCCAAATCTCTTTGAAACTGTCTGCCTCTTCAGCAGCCACAATGTCTGGCCCGTAATCTGGGTTGGCCGGGAAGAATTCCACCTTCGGCACTTCTCTGGAGAGGGCGGATACGATGATGTCGCCCTTGGAACCGTACACGTTCGTGTCGTAGATGGTGTTGTTGTTTTGCTGCGACGTTGGGCCAAAGCCTGAAGCTTGCCCGGGAAGAATCCAACCGCCTTGTTTACCTCTCAACAAATGTTGATAACCGCGATCAAAGTGCAAACTTTCCCAAGTTTGTTCCACTTCAAACCTTCTAGCAGCTACATCTGTTTTTGTAGCAAGAATGTCAAGTTGCATCAACGCACCTTTTGCATCCTCACTTAAATCTGCGAATGGCTCGGACGAGAATTCGATCGGAGCCAAAGAACCGAGAGGGCTGTCCTCTGGGCGCTCGGGTTGCTCATACGGCATAGGTGCAGACGGAGCATTTGTAGTCTCGGTGTTTACGTCCTTGCTATATTCGTCTGCCATTTATTTTTTCCTCTTAAACTCGGTAGTCCACAATCTTATTTCCCTTGCTACTGTTGCACGGCTTGCAAAGTGGTTGAATATTCCACAACCAACTTGGTCCTCCCTTAGAAACTGGGACGACATGATCCGCTTCTAAATGCCGCTTCTCGCCACAGCACAAGCACCGAAAACCTACCGCAAAACAAAGAATAAACCACTCTTCAGCAGTGAAATACCCACCTGATTCAGCCTTGGCCGCTCTCCTCTTATTCTCAAGAGCACGGCACACCTCTGGGTTGTCTTTTTTCCACTTAGCTGTACGTTTGTTTTTCTTTGCTCTTGCAGGTGTGCCCACAGCATACAGTTTTCTTTGATATTTCCTAATGCGTTCTTTGTGCTTTCCTTGGCTCTTCTTTTGAATCTCTGCAACACGTTCAGGGTTATTCTTGGCCCATTCTGCGGCTCGCGCTTTGATCAGTTCTTTGTTCTTTTGGTACCATGCTGCTTGCGTAGCTTTGCTCATATTCTTCCTCCATATAAGGTCGCGCCGGGAGTGTATATGGCACTCGACCGGCGCTGACTCAGGATTCGAGGTCCTGAGGTGTCTATCTTAGTTTTCTTAGCAAACGCTGCAATTCTGTAGGCTTATCTTGTATATCAGAAATCGCCGCATCCGTATGGAAAGCAATCAGTCCACAGGCAAGTACTTTCGACGCTTTGGTCCTGTGGTTTCTCAATTCATATATGCCGACTAGGGCGATCATGGCGTGCCACGCAGCCTTGAGAATCTTTTCTTCAATGCTTAGTTTCATGACCAAATCCAACCACACAAGCACTTCAAGGTCTCTGACAAAGCGCTTTTGTACAGCGTACGCCCGCATTGCGGGCACTTTCGCATCCACATCGGGTAAGCCATAAGCATACCTCAGACTTCTCTGGGTCTACTTCTTTGCGTACGTGAATTGCTTCTTGGTATTTTTCTTCTCTGGCAGGTGTTTGAAATCTGTTGCAGCCGACCACTCTTTCAAATCCACATTCTTCATGCTCGGATCGTCTTTGTGGGCGTACATAAAACGCTGCTGACTTTTACTTTGAAATGGCATAGTTACTCCTCAGGCCAAGTCGGGCATTTCCCAATTTTCTTGCTCAGATTTTGCAGCCTGTTGGTCGGGATGGTCCATCTTTTTAACGTCGAGATTCTGATCTTCGCCCCCAGCCTCTAAAGCCAGTTTGCTGGCGCTATCGTGGGCTTCCCGAGCAGACCCGTGGGACATAGTGTGCTCAAAGCCGTCATCGTGACTTGAAGTGACCTTATGACCATTCTCAGAATGCGAGATACGTACGGTGTGCGCAGGGCCATGCTCTGCTACCACTTCGTGTGGAGCTTTTACCCCAGAAGCATCAGAAGCTTCAGCAGTGTTTATTTTTTCTGCTTTCTCTTCCCCGTGATGCACGGGTTCTGCGTGCTCGTTCTCATTGGTCTCTCCCGGTTGCGCGCCAGCATGGTAAGAATCATACCGCTTTGCAGCGTAAGCAGACCCAAATTTCTTCATTCCATCTTTAGTTTCGGTTGCCATTGAAATCTCCTTTACGCTAATTTCGGGACAGAAAATCCGTCCGCTTCCGGTGCCTCAGGTGCAGCGCCTGCTACAGGCTGTTGGTCTCCACCTGACAGTTGCGTAGCAGCGTCGTGCGCTTCTTTGGCGCTCGCGTGATCAGACATATGCATATGGCCATCTGCATGGTGACTAACAACATGGTGCTTGCCACTTTTGTGATCGTGATGAATTGTCACATCCGTTGCCGGACCATGCTCCATCGCAACCTGCTTGGGGTCTTCCTGCATTGGCTTCTGTTCCTGTTCGGAAGATTCCTGCTCCATTGCTGGGGCTGGCTTGTTCTCTACTGGGCTGGTTGCTCCCATCACGTCTTTTCCCATCTTAGCGTGCTCATCGTCCCTGCGCTTTGCAACGAACTTGCTGCCGAACGATTTCCCATCCTTCGATTGAAATGCCATTATAATCTCCTAGTTTACAGAATTTCTTCCAGCCGCTTTATAACGGCACTTTTTGTTTTTTCTACGTAATCTTTGCATTCCCCAGGCATACACGGAACCCAACCCGCGCGTTGGCTTAGGGACTTTTCCTCAGGTTCGTAAGAGCACGAGATCTTGTACCCGTTCTCAACGCGACATATGGAGACATGACACAACTCTCCAGTTTTTCCTTTTTCCTTAGTTGTCTCCATCACGGTCCTCACTTGCATATTTTTCTAGATACTCTGCTGCTAATCTACACCTTTTTGGATCATCCTCAAGGTATCCCAGAACTACATTGCAGGTTCTGTGGATAAATGCTCTGTTCTTTTTCGTGGTATGGTCGTGATCCAAAACTGGACCTCCCCGATGTCTTTGAGCATCTATAAAAGGCTCCTTACACAAAGCGCAGAGGTTATTTTGAGATGCGAGAATAGAATTGTATTCTACCAGCGTTATACCATATAACTTTTTGATGCGCCATTCTTTGCGGTATCTATCCCCTGCTTCACTTTTGTCCCATCTACTTTTACTTTGCTTGTCCACTTCTGGGTTTGGATGAAAATACTGCTTCTGGTAACAAGAAGAGCATAATCCTTTTCCAAAGTGCCGTCTATCGGGATGACATTTAGCCATTCTTATAGGTCTAGGTGATCTTTTGTATATTCCACTCGGCATTGCTTCCTCCTTGATAGGTCGCGCAGGGAGAGGATCAAGGCCCCTCCCGCGCTAGCCCTGAGCCGCTAAGCTCTGGGATTTCTGTGCTTCTTCTTCTGCCAATTCCTTACGCATCTGCGCTTCATGGTCCGCTTGAACCTGTTCCCACTTGGACTTCGTTGGCCCGATGTCATTGAAACTGAAAGTCGGCTTGACAGGCTTCAC